CCGAAGCTGGGCTTGTGACCAAGAAGCATTCGCTCGACTATGACTGGCTGGCGCCCTGGGCCCGGCGTGGAGGGGATGCTCTTTACGTCGGGTCCATCCTCGAGCATTGCCGGGAAATCAAGCCCGAAGAAGTGAAGCCGGGAGACGTGGCCCTCTACCACATAGGACGAGGCTGGTCTCACGCTGCCCTGGTCATCGAATGGCCTTCGATTGTGATCCATGCCATTCGCAGCGGCGGAGTTGTTCAGTCGACGGGGTCGACTGGGCCTCTCGCTGGACGCGAACGAAGATTTTTCTCACCACGGGGGTATGAATGTTAGGCCCGAAAGCACAACAGATTGAAGAGCTTAACCACATCCGTGTGACGCAGAGCCTGCAGGGCATCCCCCTGCCTATCGTTTTTGGTACTCAGCGCGTGCCGGGACTTCTTGTCTGGTATGGTGACTTCGCAGCGAAGAAGCACAAAGCCGGAGGCAAAGGACTTGGAAGCAAGGGCGGTGGAACCTATACTTATTCGGCATCTTGGATCGCTGCTCTTTGTTCCGGGACAATCTTCAATGTTCGGGCAGTGTGGGATCAGTCCGGGGCCTATGTTCCACAGAACGCTATTGCCACCATGACCATCATGGGAGTCGGTCCCCATGTGATCTCCGGCTACAGCGGGACGCTCGCCGGGACGGGAGGCATCACCGTGGGCGGCGTTCCCTTGATTCGGGATCCGTGGGACGGAACAGGATCGCCTCCAGTTCCGCCCACCCCGGGCCACTATGTCGTCAATCCATTTACCGGGCAGTTGTATTTTTCGTCCGCCCAGGTCGGGGAAACTGTCTCTATTGCCTATAGCTACTGGTCGAATGGCCGCGTGACGCAGGAAAGCTACCTCGTGCCAGGGTCGGGAAGCGTGACGGTTGACCACGCCGGCATCGCCCCCGACTCGAAACAAATTTGGCAGCAGGACTTAGGGGTCTTCGATGCTACGACAGGAGCACCGATCATTGGATATTCCGTTTCAAATGGGGTTTACACCGGGCTTCCTGTTGGAACTCTCGTCGTTATCCGCTATGTTTTCTACCTCTACCAGACCGATCAGTACGCTCCGGGATCCCTGAGCTTCACGGTGTTCAATGGACTTCCAAGCCAGGCGGTATGGTCTTATCTCACAGCGCAGCATCCCGATTATGCGGTCAGTTATGGCGAAACCGCCTACATCGCCTTTGAGGATTCTTACCTTGGGGCGTCGGGGGCGATGCCGGCGTATAGCTTCGAGGTTCAGGGGCGAAACAATATCGGTTATGGTCCCAGCGGCATCGTCGATGATTCCCCGCCCATCGATGATTTCTATGACATCCTTACGGATCCATACATCGGCATCGGCTACCCAGCTTCTGCGATTGATGATGCCACTTGGTACACGAATGCCGACAGCGCGAGCTACTACTCCTTGGCCGCCCAACTCTTCATTTCTCAGGCCATTGCAAATCAGGAAACCGTCGCCTCCGTTTGTGGGCGTTGGCTTGAAGCCTGCCAAATTGCCGCGTTCTGTTCGGAGGGGGTGCTCAAGCTCAAGCCGTTCGCTGACCAAGTGATCACGAGCGCTTTTGCTACCTACACGCCGACCATCACGCCGCTCTACAATTTCACGGATGACGATTTTCTGCCCCCCGGGGAATCGGCAGACGATCCGGTCAAGCTAACTCGTGTTCCCTGGCAAGATGCCTACAACCGCGTCCAGATCAACTTTACGAGTCGGTTGAATGGCTACAACTCCGATCTGGTCTATGCCAATGACGAGGCTTCGATCGAGCGCTTCGGCTTCCGGCCCGAGCCTCCTCAGCAATATGATTTCATCACCGGAATCCAGATGGCGGCGGCTGTCGCTTCGCTCCGGGTCAAGCGACTCACGGGGATCCGCAACAAGTTTAATTTCCGGCTTCCGCTGCGATTTGAATACCTGGAGCCGATGGACATCATCACGATCACGGATACGGCGCTGGGCCTCAATCAGCTCCCGGTCCGCATTATTTCCATCGACAATGATGTGAAAAATGGCCTGACTGTGACGGTCGAGGAATTTCCCGGCGGAGGATGCGGCGTTCCGACCCCGCTTTTGAACAATCAGACAACCCCTCCCGGAAACAACCTCTACTCTTCGCAGGCGCTCGGGAAAACCGAAGCCATCATCGTGCAGGCTCCCTACACGAACGCAGGAAAGATCGGGACGCGCTTTTATATTTTCTGCATGGGCGAGGATGCCAACTGGGCAGGATGTGTCGTGTGGGTGTCGCTCGATGGCACAAACTATTCTCAGGTTGCAATGGTTTCTTCTCCGGCACGATTGGGGTCGCTGTCGGCCGCTTTCGCTGCCATCACACCCGCCCCTTCGGGACCATATGGCCTGACGTTCGACTCCGCACACACGCTCTCGCTTGATTTTGGAATCAACGCCATGAATCCGGCGCACGTAACGGCCACGGCCACGCCTGGCAATCCGACGGGATTGTGGGATTCAAGCTATAGTTACGTCCTGGGTGACGCTGCCCTTTTCGACAACGATTTATGGGTGGTGGTCCAGCCGAGCGTCAATCAACTGCCCACGAGCACGTCGCCTTTCTGGAGACTGATTTCAACCGCCCAGCCTGGCGGCGTCGAGCTTCAATCCGTCGCCGATACGTCTGCAACGAATCTGGCCTCGCTTTCGGCGCTCATGAAGATCGACCCGATCGACCACAAGACTCCGACGCAGCTGGAGCTTTTGTGCTATCGGGATGTGACAGCCGGCGCGACTCCCAACACCTATGACCTAAAGAATAATTACCGCGGGGCCTACGGAACGAAAATCTGGGGCTTCGACATCGGAGACTTGTTCGCGCGCTTTGACCAAGCATCGGCCATTTATGATGCCCCGTCCGGGCTCGACGGATCGACGATTCACTTCCGATTCACCGCCTGGAATGCGGTCACAGGGTCTGTTCAGGATCTCTCCATGGCAGACGACTATGAAGTCAAGGTGACCAACACGCCGGGAACCGGCATTGACATGGGGGCAGGAGCCGCGGCGGTCAATACTCAGAGCGGCTCAACCTACACGATCAAGAATTCCGATTTCGACACCTTGGTCACATTAACCTATTCCGGGCCGGTGGTTGTGAAGCTTCCAGACGGAACGACGCTTCGCCAGGGATTCTATTGCCCGATCCAAAACTCAACAGGGTCCACGGTGACGATCAATCCGACCGCTCCACAGTTGATCGACGGCGCCTCGACTCTAGTGCTGCAGTCCGGGCAGGGTGTCACGATCTATTTTGACCTGGCGAGTTCCAATTGGTTCACACAGCGCGGCGGGGCAGGTGTTGCAGTTCCCGGAGTGAATCCGCAGACGGGAACGACGTACACCATCATCGCCAGCGACAACCAAAAGCTCGTTACGTTTTCAAATTCCTCGCCTGTGACCGTGGACCTTACCGCACCTTCAACGCTGGGAGCGCAATTCTTCTGCCTGGTGGAAAACAGGGGCGCTGGGGCTGTCACTCTTACTCCACTAGCAGGACTAATCGACGGGGCGAGTTCTTTTGTTCTTCAGCAAAACCAGGGCATCGCGCTGTACTCCAACGGCGCGAATTTCTATACAGAGCGGGGTGCAGGCGGAGGATTCATTCCCGCTGGGGTAAACCCGCAATCAGGAACAAGCTATACCGTCCTCACGACAGACCTCGCACAGTTGGTGACGTTCAACAATTCCTCTCCAGTGGCGGTCGCCATCTCACCTGCGCCCACCCTGGGTTCGCATTTTTATTGTTTTCTTGAAAATCTCGGAGCAGGACTCGTCACCATCACTCCCTATCTGACCGAGACCATTGATGGGGCTGTAACGCTGACCCTCAATCAGAATCAGGGTATTGTTCTCTTTAGTGATGGGTCGAATCTTTTCACACAGCGCGGGATGGGGGGTGGGGCTGCACCACGAACATCTGTCACGAAAACGACAGCCTCTTTGGCAAACAATGCCGTAGAAAACAGCACCGTCGCCATCGCAAAAACTTTCACGCTTGAAAAAATAGTCGCTGACCGAGCTTGCCGCATACGACTTTATTCGACAGCCGGACTTCGGAGCGCAGACGCCTCAAGGCTTCCGCAAAATCCACCGATCACGGGAACACAGCACGGGGTGATTCTAGATCTTCTGCTGAATAGCGTCACTGGATTGACGTGGGTATTAAGTCCTGTCGCGGTGGGAGCGAATCTCGAATCCTCGCCTTCGGCAAATATACCTTACGCGATTCAGAATCTTTCTGGAGCGCCCTCAACGGTGGCTGTCACTTTCACATGGATAACCGAGGAAACTTAAATGGCTGTCACAAATACTATCATCACATATGCGAATAGGGCTAATCTCATTGCACAAATCTCGACGCTTCTTCAGGCAATGGCCTGGGTGCAGAATGTTGCCGGGCCTCCATTGATTATGACTTCACCAGCCGATGCTCAAGGTCGGACAATTGCGTTTCAGCTTGCAGATAATGGTGGTGCCGGTTTAACGCTTACGCTGGCAGGATACCAATCCGGCGGAAGTCTCGTTGGATCAACAATTGCGAAAAGCATTCCAATCGCCAATTCAGCCGGAACCATCAATTTCAATGGGAACGATTACTGGTGGCAGATTTATAATTCAAATACGATCTGGCTGATTGGAGGAATGATGGCGGCGTTCGGAACCATCACTGATGATCCCTATCCGTTCTTTTGTGGAGGGTGTGGGACGAGCACCGCCAGAGCGTGGTTTAACAATTTCGCTAGCGTCTATGACATGATCGCCACAGATGGATCAACACAACATTTCGCGGTGAATTTTCTCACGAATATCAATACTCAAACAAGGTTTGATGTTCGCCGAGGTTCTGTAGCGGGTGTTTTCGTTATTCCCGCCTTTGCGGGATCAATTTACAATTCTGCCTTAAGCGAGGCGAGGGGCCTCATTCCACACGCCTTTGTCGGACACATGTCGGGGCTTCCCGTTTATGGCGACACCTTAAGCGTGGGGGGTGTGCTCTATCAGAACTTTGGGGATATTATTACTGGTGGTGTGACGGTCGGTGGTCTTTTTTACCAAACTACAGGGAGCTAAGAATGCCCTTCACGGCTTGGATAGGCACGGTACTGAGCACGACCTACGAGATTGGCCTTCATCCTGCTTTTTGGTATTTGGCAATTTTTGGATCGTCAGGCTCAAATAGCTGGAACGTCGCCATTACGATTGTGTGGCTGCGGGGGCTGGGAAATACAACCGGAATAGGACAAATCTTCCCTACGGGGATGCCTTAGAATTCGATTGGTTCCGAAAGGATTGGCTGATAATTCCGAACACTTAATTGGGCCTTGACAAAGGCGATAGAATAAAGCCATGAAGAAGCCTCCGCATCCTAACGGTCTCAAGAACCTGATGCCCCCGTGGCCCAAGGGAAAGAGCGGAAACCCGGCGGGCCGACTTCCAGGGAGAAGCATCACCGAGCGGTACATTCATTTTCTTGAGCAGCACGCCAGCGAAGCGATCCGGGCCAAATTAAAACTTGCCCCTGGTGCTACGCTGGGCGACGTCGGAGCGCTTATGCAGGTGCGGAAGTTCATGGCCGGAAGGACCGATGCAGCCAAGGAAATTGCGGACCGGGTGCAGGGGCGCGCCATGCAGCAGATTGAATTGACGGGAGAACAAGGCGGTCCCATTGACCTCACGATCAGCCCCGATGAAAGTCTCGAAAACCTCATTCGAGCTACCGAGCTTGTCAGAATTAGCGCACGCGAGCACGCACGCAAGGCGCGAATATGCCCGCGCCCTCGAAAGGTACACCGCCGCAAACGAGCGAAGTCTCATGGAGCAAAACTTCGCCCTGTTCGTCAAAGGCGCGTGGCCCCTGCTGTGGCCGCAGGATAAGCTCGAATGGCTTCCGTATCTCGACTGCATCTGTGAATGGCTCACGGCGCTCAGAGAAGGCTCTGTCAAGCGCCTCATCATCAATCAGCCCCCTCAAACCCTGAAATCAACGCTGGCCTCAATTCTTTTTCCGTGTTGGCTTTGGACTACGGAACCTCACCGCCGCATCATCTGCTCGACTTATGGATTTCAAGCCCTCTCTGTTCCGCAGTCTGTGAAGCGCCGCCGAATTATCCTTTCATCCTGGTATCAATCGCGCTGGCCCACGCGGATGCTCATGGACGCAAATGAGCGCTGGCGCTATTACAACGAGGACGGCGGTCACATGGTAGCGACAGCAACCGATTCCGGCATCACGGGAACGGGCGCGGACTACATCATCATCGACGATCCGCACAACGTGAAGGAAGCCGTGTCGGATGTGGAGCGCGAGGCGGGCGTCACGTTCATCCGCGAAACGCTCATGACGCGGTTCAGCGATTCCCCGGAAGGACGGGCGGTTCTCGTCATGCACCGGCTGCATGAATCCGATGCCACGGGGCAGCTCTTCGGACTCGGATGGAAACGGATTGCAATCGCAGCGCGAGCCGAAGAGACTGAAGACTTGAGAGTTGAACTCCCATCGGGTTTCACGTGGAACCGACCTAAGGGAGACTTGATCGAGCCGCGCCGCCTAAGCGAGGAAATTCTGGTCGCCAAGCAAACGCTCGAACTTGGGAGTCGCGCTTACTCCGCACAGTATCAGCAGCGACCCGCGCCCACGGGCGGAATTATTTTCAAGCCGGAATGGTGGAGGCTTTATGGGGCTGGGTCTATTGGATTCGAGAGGACCGCAATCTCGGTGGACGCCGCATTCAAGGACACGAAAGAATCTCATCCCGTGGCAATCCAGGCGTGGGGACTCGTAGGACCGCGCAGTTATTTAATCGAAAAGGACACGGACCGGCGCGGATTCGCGGGAACAAAACACGCTATCCGGGCCATGGAGGCGCGCTATCCCGGATCTGTTCTGCTCATCGAGGACAAGGCCAACGGACCAGCGATCATCGAAGGATTGCGACAAGAATTCTCAGTCATTGCGGTAGATCCCAAGGGGGGAAAGGTTCCACGCGCTGAAGCGTGTTCGCCCGACGTTGAAGCGGGAAACGTCTATCTCCCAGCCACAAAGCACCCCGAGACCGGAGAGCTCATTGCCCTGCCGTGGGTATCGGCCTTAATAACTTTGCTTGCAAAATTTCCAGCAGTGAAGGAAGATGACGACATCGACGCCCTTACCCAACTCCTCAACTGGCGACGCCAGCGTGCCTGGGGAATCCTAGAAGTGATGAAAAAAGAAGCCTCGCAAGTCAAACCCAAAACCGAAGTGCCTGACAATCCTATGGACTGGAGCAACGATAATGGCTAAAGATGACGATCTTGGTCGCGCTGCCGTGAAAGCGAATCCTCCCGATCCTATACCGCCGCCCTCTGCACGCTGTCCCTATTGTGGAATCTCGCCAGCACCGATCTCGGCAGCGATGATCATGTTTCCAACGGCAGCAGGAAATCTCACGGCGGTTATATTTCAGTGTGGAAACGAGAACTGCCGACGCATTTTCTCGATTGCCCCGACCGGCATGATGCCCGGATCTGTGCAGCCGAGTATTGTTCCAGCGGCCACCGTTCCACCAAATCTCAAGAGCCTTGCGGATAAAATCAAAGCGGGCAACCTGCGAAAAAACTGAGAGGCTTTGAAAAAATCAGAAAGGAAGGCGCCGTGAGAATTGATGAATTCATTGCCGGTGAAGGTGATTACTGTTTTGACACTGAACAGGGAATTGGCGGCTGGATAGTGACCGGGGCTCTAACGTTGATCTCATCGCTAATTGTCTTTGTCGTCGCTCTGGTTATTATGAAATTATGGGGGCTCGTTTGAATCAACCCGAGACGTGGCCCTCTCCGCTGCAGCCTGTAGCGCCAACGGGAACGGCCCCGCGCCTTTGGAATTATCCCTTGAGTGCTTTACCTTACCGAAACTACACAAAAAGGAGAAACACACAAATGAATGAACATATGAAGCTGCTCGGATTCAAGGTGCGCGATGTCGTGACGGGATTCACGGGCGTTGTTTCCTCAATATCGTTCGATCTCTATGGCTGCGTTCAGGCAGTCGTTTCTCCGGCAATCAACGAAAAAGGAGAGATCAAAGAAGGACGATGGTTCAATACGAAGAGATTGGAGATCACTGAGGGAACTCCCGTGCTGGTAGCTCCGACTTTCGAGACGATTCCGGGTGGAGATGTGCTCCCCTCACAGGATCGCTATTAGATAGCGAGAAATTTCAATGCGCTGGGAATATTTTAGAGAGAAGTGTCGGCAGTGGCTAGCGCGATGGATTGTGTCTCGTACTGAGATTCCTCTCCATGCGAAGTGCCCAGCGTGCGGACATCGGCAGGGAAAAGAAGTTCGATACGTATACCAACTATCAATGCTGGCGCGGGTGTGTGGGTTTTGTGGCGCAGTGTTTCTCGAAACGCCTTTAGTCGCATCAGAGTATTGGGATCCTCGGCGGATCTTAGGATCAGGCGATGAAGACGTTCAGGCTCAACCTTCACGGCCTTCGCCAAGAACCTGAAATCTTCGGACTCGCAATCGTCCACGTATTTGAGGGCGGCGCGCTTTCGGGGACCACCGGCACAGATGTCTTCGATAAGTCGGGCCACCATTGAGATCCAGAACTGAAGAGCAACCCAGCGTGAATCGTCCTCCATGCCCTCATGATACACTAAACTTATATGCCGCCAAGAGATTTTTCAGCAGGCAAATTTCGCATCTCGGCCATGGACGTTCTGGTCCCGAACGCTCAGAACATCCGTGGCGTTGGGCCTGACCTTTGGTTCTCGCCGCTCCAGCCCATCGCTCCTGTTGCCCCAACTGGGACAGCCGTCCGCGTGTGGGATTATCCGCTGGGAGCGAACATCGAGTGGACGCCGCGCTCTGAGGTCGGGGCCTTCGATTTCAACGTCCTGCGAGCGATGGCCGACTCGTGTTATCTGTTCCGTGTCGTGCTCCAGGCCCTCAAGGACAAACTTTCAGCAGTTCCCTGGGAGATCCGTCCCAAGCCGGAATTCGGAGAGACGCGGAGCTCCCTGTCGGCCCGCCGGGCCAAGGATCCGCGCATCAAAAAGCTAACCGAGTTTTTCAATTATCCCGACGGATTTCACAGTTGGGCAGAGTGGATCCGCATCTGGCTCGAAGAGCTGATGGTACTGGACGCAGCCCCGATTCTTCTGCAACGTGAAAAGGTGGGCGGAGAAGTAGGCGGCCTGATCTGCCTGGCGGGCCACACGATCAATCGGCTCTTGGATTCTCAGGGCATGACGCCGAAGCCGCCCGACGTTGCCTATCAGCAAGTTCTGTACGGTCTGCCCGCCGTAAACATGACGACCGACGATCTCACTTACGTCATGCGGAACGAGCGCGCATGGCGTCGCTACGGATTTTCTCCCGTCGAGCACATCGTCGTGGCTCTCGCCATCGCAATCAAGCGGCAGGACTTTCAACTGAAATACTACACGTCGGGAACAGTTCCCGAGGCCCTCGTGTTCCTGCCTTCGGATCTCACAACGCAAAAAGTGGAGGAAGTTCAAAATTGGTTTGACGCCAACATGTCCGGGAATTCCGCCCGCAGGCGTCGGCTCACATTTCTGCCTGGCATGTCCACAGCCGACAAAGACGCGAAGCCCAACATCGTCTTTCCAAAAGAGCCGCTGCTCAAAGATGAGATGGACGAATGGCTGGCGCGCATCATCGCCTACGATCTTGGGATGACGCCGCAGCAACTGGTCCGCATGATGAACCGCGCCACAGCGCACGAATCCTCTGACGTTGCGGAAGAAGAGGGCATGGGGCCGATCATCACGACCGTCGATGAGACGATGACAAAAATTCTGAATCGTTATCTCGACGCTCCCGATCTCGAATTCGTTCACGCCGTAAAGCCCGAGCGTGACCCGCTCAAGCAGAGTCAAATTCTGGCGGCGTTTGTGAGTAACATGATCATGAAGCCGAACGAGGCCCGCGAGGAGCTGGGTCTCGACGCTGATCCGTCTCCGGAAGCCAACATGCTAGGAGTGAAAACTGGAACGGGGTTCGTTCCGATCGGAATCGAAGCGTCCCCAACCAACGGCAACGCTGACGCGGAGGACAAAGGCAAGGGATCGGACAATAATGGAAAGAATCCGCTAGCGGCGGCCAAGATTGAGAAGCTTTGGAAAGCGACGCGCTTCTCCAATGCCGGAGCAGAACAGGCCCGGAGGCAACTGTCCGAAACGCTCCGCCGCGCCTTCAAAAAGCAGAACGCGACCGTTCAGAGGCTAGGCGCTGAACTCTTCCCCGAAAAGAAATCGGTCAAGAAGGCGGACCAATCTGCCGCCTCTATTTCAAAGCAGATTTACGACGCTGCCGAAGCGCAAACGCAAGAACTGATCGACGAGTTGGCAGCGATCCTCGAAGGCGCTGCCGTCCAGGGCGTCGTTCACGGCGTCACGAAGATCGGAGCAATCGACCAGGCGTTGATCCAAAAAGGCAATGCCCAGGCGAACGCTTACGCCAGGATGCGCGCCGCTGAACTTGTCGGCATGCGTCTCAAGGCGGACGGCACGATCGTTCAGAACCCGAGCGCGAAATATCGCATCACCAAAGAGCTCCGGGACAAGATCCGGGCTGCGGTCGCAAAAGCCCTCGAGTCCGAGACTCCGCTTGAGACCTTGCGCGATACGATCAATGCCTCCGGGATATTCTCTGTCGCCAGGGCCGACATGATCGCCCGGACGGAAGTGCAGATGGCACAGATACGCGGATCAATGGCCGTCTGGAAAGAATCGGGCGTCGTCGAAAAGCTCGAATGGACAGTGGGGCTCGATCCCTGCGATGAATGCGAGGGCAATGATGGTGAACAGGTCTCCTTCGGTGAGGCTTTCCCGTCGGGCGATGACTCGCCGCCGGCGCATCCGCAGTGCATGTGCGACGTTGCTCCGATTATCAGTGAAGACATCTCTGCCGCCGCGGCCGCAGCAGAGGAAGAAACGTAAACCAGGCTGTCAAGGGTGAAAACATGACAACCAAGAAAGCAGTAGTTGTTACGAAGGTGAGCCACCACAAGAAGCTGAGCGTCAAGCCGGCTCCGCCAGTGAAGCCCGCTCCAACGAACGAGCCACCGACGCCGTTCCAGCAGAAGACGCAGGTCGATACTCAGCTTCACGGCCTGGAAAAAAGACTTGAAACGATCGGCCACGAGATTGAAGCGCTGCACTCCCGCATCTCCGGGATCCTGCTTCCGCCTGTGCCGAAGCCCGGAGCCCCGGAAAAGGCACCCGTGTCCACCGTGGGACTGGCGAAGCGGTTGGAGCAAATCGGGCTGAGGCTCGATTCGATTTCCAGCTATCTCGTGGAGTTAAGATTCCGCGTGGATCTCTGAGCCTTTGAAATACAACGGCAGG